GTTTAGGTCGGTCTAAATAATCGCCTTCAAACTGACTAATAACCGGAGGGTTCAGTCCGAAGGGGCTTTTCTTTTCTGCCGTTGTAACTAATTGCACGGCCCCTTCGCCACCAGCCGTGCCAAGGATTGTATCGCCTGTCTGTTTTGCTGCCATACGAGCAGGAGTGGATGCTAATATTCCAGCACCCGTAAAATCCAACATGCCCATAGCCATGTCTTCGGGTGCCATTGGAGGTGCCTTGCCCATAGCTCCAGCACCTGTCTGTGTTACAAAATTAGCAATATCTTTTACAACCTGTGGAACAGCAGGCCGTGCTCCCGAAAAATCTACCGCACCTGACTCTTTCATAGGAAAATCTACAGGCAACAAATAGCCAAGACCCTCTAATGACCTGCGGTCCTGAGAAGCCTGAAACATTTTGGCTGCTTCTAGAGCCCTTGCATCCTTCTGCGCTTGCGCGATAGCTTCTCTAGGATCATCGGAAAGTGTTGCCATTAATAATACTCTCTAACTGTAGGCGGGGACCAATCATCTATCTCTTCACCTTCCAGACTTATAAAACCACCCTGCCGAAATCGCATTAACGCCATGGTCATGCTGTCACAGAAGTCATCATGGTCCCCATTTGGAAAAGATGCAACCTCTTCTATAACCTCATCGGCAAATTTCTCTCCTTCAGGATACCACACTTTTCCCGCTTCAAAAATAGGAGAAACCATATGCATGCGAGTTACCTTATCCATACCACCGCCTTTTCGCCTGCCCGGAGAGAACGTAACAACAGGTAAATTCTGCAACCGCATCTCGTCTGCCAGTGACATACCCGAGGCTTTTGCCTCGATTAACATCATATCCGGCTCCCAATAGTCGTTTTCCTCTATCGCTATCTGCTTTAACTCTGGAAAGTTCCAGCGACCACGCTTCGCGTCCAGTAAAATTAAGTGGTCACCCCCAAATTTGTCTGGTTTAAACACACCCCAAGTCGTAATCGCAGAATAATCGGCCGATTCGCGCTTGCTATACGCAGTATCATACGCCTGAATCACATATTCAAGGTTCGGGGTCGATGATTCTTCCCACGGCTTCCACCATTCGCGCTTCACCATCGCTGTTTCTTCGGATGTAGGGTTCTGCTGCCACTGTGCATTCCATTTGCCCACGGACAACGAAGCCTTTACCTTCAATAACTCGTCTTTTTCCCAAAATTCAGGCCATAAGGGCTCTCCTGACGGCATAATCGCAGGAAATTCAACCACCTCCCACTGATCTGCCATCAAATCCTTGCCCTGTGCACGCAATAACCTGCCCGTTATGTCCTTCTTTGACCACCTCGTCTGCACAATTATGATACAACCCCCCGGTTGTAGACGCTGTCTCGGCCCCGAAGTGTACCACTCATACGCATTATCATACGCAGTCGAGGATAATGCATCCTGTTCCGAGTGCGGGTCATCAATAATCAGCAAATCTGCACCACGACCCGTCATCGCTGCACCAACACCAGCAGCAAAATACTCTCCACCAGCACTTGTCTCCCACCGCCCCGCTGCCTGGGAGTCTGGTTTTAAATCCGTGGCCGGAAATATCTGCTGATATAATGGGTCCCCTATTAAATCTCTTACCTTCCTACCAAATCGTACAGCAAGTTCCGTGTTCATTGTTGCCTGGATAATCTTTAATTTGGGATTTCTTCCTAAAAACCAGCTAGGCATAAGATACGAAGCAAACTCTGACTTGGAATGCCGAGGTGGCATGTTCACTATCAGACGTTTTAGCTCTCCACGAGCTATTCTCTCTAGCTTTTCTGCGATAATCTTGTGATGTCGGCCCTCAATAAACCCGTCATATACATGATGAACATAGGACATAAAGTCATCGGCCGCCCGTTCACGGGTCACCAACACCCGCTCTTGCTGTCTCAGTAACAGGATTTCACGAAGTGCGTCCTCGGGTACGGCATCTAAATTAGGTTGAAAGTCGTCCATGGCCCAATGATAATATTTCTGAATGAATTTATCAACCCAACATGACATGACACGACTGCTGACGACATATCCCCAAAATATAGGGGGAGGGGGGTGCTTGGAACAAAACGTGAACGCTATTCGGCCGGAGTAACCCCAAAGATTATCGATAATCTGGGACTAGGGGAGTGGTGAGAACAAAACGTGAACGAATGTTTTCCACAATGTGGAAAGATAATATATATTATCCCACTTTTTCCCTTGTTATCTTTTCTATTATGTGCTACTGTATTTGTAGGTGTGTCGTTTTGATACACTGTTGCAAAAATACCACAGGAGAGATAGGTATGTTTGACTATAACTTAAAATCGAGTGTCACTAATGACCCTCGTACTTCACTTGCCCTAGCCAAGTCTCATCTAAAAAAATTATCTGATGAGATAAAGTATTGGGAAAATCTTATCCGTCAGGGTGCGTTTCCTGAACACTTCGATGTTCTAGATGCACCACTTAAAAAGTATCTACCACAGCAAGCGGTCATCGATGCGCTTGGAATGGAGTGGATTGAAGAGAACAAGATACCACAAAAAACAAGTAAGATAATTGTTCCAAAGAAGTAATCAACAATAGGGGGGACAGTGTCCCCCCAGAAAGGTAATACAATGTCACAGACACCACACGGAGTAAAAAATCCAATCAATAAAGTTCCGATGATTGATTCACCCAAAGACTGGGGAGAGATACACGATTACATCGAAAGATTCACTACAGAGGATAGAGCCTTTGCAACTGTAATCGCTGGAATGGTCTGGAACTTAGCTCATGAGCAAGTAGAAGAGCTTATTAAAACCGAAAACAAGTTTTTTGACCGATTACACATCGGTGACGATATACAGCAAGAGCTTGACGAGTAATCAACATCAACAGGGGAGCTTCGAGCTCCCCAGAAAGGAAACAAAATGTCTTTAAATTGGAATGCAGAGAATGTGGCCTGTTGGGATAGCCTGCCGAAAAAACGTAAAGATGAGCTATGCTATGGTGTAGCGTATCAAGCGATGGCGATAGGCATAAACAGGATAACTGAAAGCAACATCAGCGAATGGTGCAAACGATCTCATCTAGTAAGAGAAGTACTAGGCGTACACGGTGGGTGTATGGATGGACCGGGCATTGGTGGCGAATACTATGAGCTCGAGGATCCAAGCTTTATAAAGCACATGGTTGGATTTCATACCAACGTAACACAGTTGAGCCAGCCACAATTCTTGAAACGATTGTATGAGGCCTTCGGACGTGACCGTAATGAAAGCTGGAGAAGCATCAACAAAAAGCCAAAGAATTATAATCTGCTGGAAGGTACCTTCGATGATTAAGGAAATATTAAAATGGGCAGGTGAGTTTATCACCTGCCTTCTGTTCATGGGCACACTCGCAGGAATCACTTGGTTTGTTCTTGTCGTCTATGGATAGAGGCGCAGGGTCGCAGGTCGCAGGAGAAAATATAAAATAATGTTTGTTTTCCTTAGTTATCTGTGCTAATCTTAACTTATCTTAAACAGTCATTACAGGAGAGAAAAAATGACAGATTTTTATTACCACGGAATAGAGAAAACTCTAGTGGAAGAACACGGCCTTGCTAAAACACGGGCTGGGTCATTAGGCCAAGCAATGAGAGAAATACATAAAGCTGTATGCCACCTCGATGATCGTAATCTAGATATTATCCGAAAAAATTATCCAGAGATAATTTATGTAGCGGATTACTACGGAAGATCTGAAGATGGTTTGAGAACTTTTACTCGAAAGGAACTAAACAATGCTTAATTTTAAAAGTCATAATGATTGTGCTGATTGTGAATGGTTGGCTGATGAAACAGACGGAGACATCACACTTTGCAACGAGTGTGAAGAAGAACTACTAGAACTAGAAAGGAATATGAAAAATGACTAGAAAATTACCTTTTGAATGTATTGTATACGATGAAGGAGAGACTGTTCAAAACCCATTTAGCGGGGAGAGCATTGCTCTCCCTGCGGATGCTGTAGCAGTCTATGATGTTATCATGGGCTATAACATGACAGCAGAGAATACAACTGATTTAAAACAAAGAGACAAATATTATAGTGTAGTAAGAAAGGGATTGGATTGGTTTAGGAAACATGAGCCAGAAGGTTACATGGTTTTACTAGACTAGCGGAGTTCTCTCCAAGGGCAGGAAGGTTTCGACCTTCCTGCTTTTAATTTTTAAGCAGGAGGTTAAAATGCAAGCTTATGGTTTTAAAAAAACAAACTCAAGCAAAAGAATAGTAAGGTCATCTGAATACTACCAAAACATAATTGATAAGTATGGAGATGGTGTATTTTCATTGGTGTTTAGTCACGACCATGCTGGCAAACAAGTCTTTAAAAACGAATGGTGTGGAGATGGCACACTGAGCAGGAATGAAAAAGGCCAGTTGTTTTTCACACCATATTATTAGGAGATTAAAAATGGATAGATTTTTAGTAACATTTGAATACCAAGGTATGAAAAACACTATTGTCATTCTGGCTCATGACGAGTCAGGAGCTCGTAAGGCCATGGATTATTATGACATAATAAATGTAGAAGAATGGGAGTATGAAAACTAAACGTATCGAAGAACGTCAGGAAGGCCTCGGCCTTCCTGTTTTTTTTTATTTGTATATATAGAAAGTCGCAGGTCGCAGGTCGCAGGTCGCAGGAATAAAACTTTTTATCTTTGCTTTTATGTGCGAATCTGATACAATAAATCATCAACAATTAAGAGAGAACAAAACAGAGATAATGGAGGTGAGCATGAATAGACCTATAATTATAGGACGCAACGATGGTTGCAATGAGTGTGACGATTTGGGTTACATTTGTGATGAGTGTGTAGATGAATGGTTTGGAGATGAACTTGGAGATGAACTTGGAGATGAGAATGAAAAATAAAACGCCAAACGGTTATACTATTTACGACGGGCCAAGCTTGCTAGACGGCATGCCTATTATTTGCGTTGCGTTAACTGGTAAGTCTAAAAATAGCAAAACGGGCGCGATGATGCAGACTGTTATTATTCGCAAAGATATCGCGCCAATTGAAGCAAATAGAACTGGCGCGGATTATTCTATTTGTGGTGAGTGTCCACACAAGGGAACGCCAACAAATAAAGACAAGGGCACAGCCGCAGGCCGCGCTTGCCATGTCACATTAATGCATAGCCCTAATACAGTTTATAAACAATTTCATCTTGGTGCATATCCGCATTTAAGCCAGGACGAATTGCCAGAGCTCGGCAAAGATTGGAAGATCCGTATTGGTTTTTATGGTGATGGTGCATGCATACCGAGCGATATCTGGAAAGCTTTATTGTCACAAGCTAAAGGCCATACCGGATATAGTCACCAGATAAACGAATCACAAGCGGATTTTCTTTCAAGCTTATATATGCAATCAGTCGAGACTGAAATGCAGGCCTTTGCGGCATGGTCTAAAAACATAAGAACATTCAGAATAATAAAAGATGTTTCGGAAATAGTAGACGGAAAAGAGATCTTGTGTCCTGCATCCGAGGAAGCAGGAAGCAGAACAACTTGTCTTGAATGCGGCTTATGTGCAGGTACTATGACTAAATCCAAAAAGTCAATTGCCATTGTCGCGCATGGTGCAGGCAAGAAACACTTTGCAGCATAGCATCAGGAGGCCTTGTGCCTCCTCTTTTTTAATGATAGATTTTAATTACGCATTTTCTCCTGTGTATAGAGAGGCGCAGGCCGCAGGTCGCAGGTTTGTGTCTCTCTGTTCCATAGATCCAAGGCCGCAGGTCGCAGAGCCGCAGGTAGGCCGCAGGTGTCTCCTATATATAAGGCCGCAGGCCGCAGGTCGGAGATGCAAGATCCATGGATCTGTAAGGCCAGAGCCCCATCAAATAAAAATACATCGCCTTGGAGAGGTGCGTGGAGCAAGAAAAAACTCACGCCACCACAACGAGAATGCGCCAGATGCCAAGCAATCTGTGACTTTTGCACCTTTGCCCTATCATTTTTTATCATTTTTAATTCAACCCATAGTGGTACGCCATTCATACAAATATAACAGTCTGGCATTCCTTCAGATACGCGGTTCTCAAGCCTTTGAAAATGCGTCTTTTTCGGGAAGCTTTTCTTCAATACTTCCCACAATTGTTTCTCCGTTTTTGGCATCTTCTGTCACCTTGTACTCGCCTTCAACAAATGCGTGTGGGTATGCTTTTCTAAGCTCATTTAATCTACCTACTATTTCCTCTCTTGAAAGACTATCTATCTGGTGTATGTGGTTTGCCTCGCGTCTATCTATTGTAAGACCGCCAAGGCTCGAGCGTATTTTCTCAGCATTAAT